CTGCACGTGGTGGTATGGACAGCACAGTGATTGCAGTAAGGCAGGGCAGAGACATTATCTCAATCAAACGCTTGAAAGGCGAGGACACAATGAGCGTCGTCGGGCACGTTATCGACGCCATTGAAGAGTTCAAGCCCACATTGACTGTTATTGATGAGGGTGGGTTGGGGTATGGGATACTTGATCGGCTAAACGAGCAAAGATACAAGGTTCGAGGGGTTAATTTTGGGTGGAAAGCAAAAAACCCAGCAGCTTGGGGCAATAAAAGAGCAGAGATATGGGGTGCAATGCGCGATTGGCTCAAAACTGCATCAGTCCCACGCGACCGAGTGCTCAAGAGTGACTTGACTGGACCACTCAGGAAGCCCAATTCGTCAGGTACGATCTTTTTAGAAGGTAAAAAGGAGATGAAAGCCCGTGGGCTGGCTTCCCCTGACGCAGCAGACGCGATTGCTGTGACTTTTGCATTCCCTGTCGCCCACAGAGGCGAGTACAATGTCGCCAAACCACGCGCCGTTGTCTACGGTGATCGTGCCGTAGCAACCGGATGGATGGGGTCTTAATGAGTGATCAAACAGGTATGGTGGCCATGGGGAATGTGGCCGATGGTGCCAAAGATGGCAAAGACACCACTGCTGTGTTATCAACCGCCCGTGAGCGGATGAACATGGCAATCGCGGCCCTCTCTGAATCGCGTGAAGATGAGATTGATGATCTGCGATTTTATGCAGGATCGCCTGACAACCATTGGCAGTGGCCCGCTGATGTACTGGCCACACGAGGGGCTGTGCAGGGACAAACGATAAACGCTCGTCCTACGTTGACGATCAATAAGCTGCCGCAGCACGTTCACCAGGTCACTAACGATCAGCGTCAGAATCGACCCACCGCTAAAGTCATCCCCGTTGATGACTCTGCCAGTGTTGAAGTGGCTGAGGTGTTTAACGGCATCATCCGACACATTGAGTACATTTCTGATGCTGATGTGGCGTATGACACTGCCTGCGAAAATCAGGTTGCTTTTGGTGAAGGGTACATTCGCATCCTGACTGAATACTGCAGTGATGATTCGTTTGACCAGGACATTAAGATTGGACGGATACGCAATTCGTTCTCAGTCTACATGGACCCAACCATGCAAGACCCCACGGGTGCAGATGCCAAATGGTGTTTTGTTACCGAGGATATCCCCAAGTCAGAGTTTGAGCGCATGTACCCAGATGCCTCACCAACTACGACTCTGCAGTCTCTTGGTGTTGGCGATCAGTCCATCTCGCAGTGGTTGAATGAGGACACAGTTCGGATTGCTGACTACTACTACATAGAGTATGACAAAGCCACATTGAACTTGTATCCAGGCAACGTGACTGCGTTTCAGGGGTCTAGGGAAGATAAAGTACTCCGTGAGCAATTCGGTAAACCTGTACGGTCACGGGTTGCGGATCGCCCGAAAGTCAAGTATTGCAAGATCAACGGGTATGAAATTCTTGAAAAGAATGAGTGGCCTGGTGACTGGATACCTGTTGTCAGAGTAGTCGGCAATGAGTTTGAAGTCGATGGACGATTGTATGTGTCAGGGCTGGTACGTAACGCAAAAGATGCACAGCGTATGTACAACTACTGGGTATCCCAGGAAGCTGAGATGCTTGCCCTGGCACCGAAGGCACCATTTATCGGGTACGGTGGTCAGTTTGAGGGGTATGAAGACAAGTGGAAGACGGCCAATACCCAAAATTGGCCTTATCTTGAAGTTAACCCTGATGTCACTGATGGGCAGGGTAGTGTCTTACCACTTCCGTCACGAGCCCAACCTCCGATGGCCTCCACTGGACTTTTGCAAGCTAAATCGGGAGCTGCTGAGGACATTAAATCGACAACAGGTCAGTACAACGCGTCATTGGGGATGGTATCGAACGAACGTTCCGGTAAAGCTATTATGGCTCGTCAACGTGAGGGGGATACCGGTACATACCATTACGGGGATAATTTGGCCCGTGCTGTGCGCCATATTGCTCGTCAGTTAATTGACCTGATCCCTAAAATATACGACACTCAGCGTGTGACCCGGATCATTGGTGAGGATGGTGACACCAAGATGGTTAAAATCAACCCTGATCAGGAGCAACCTGTGAATAAGGTTGTGGATGACCAAGGGATAGTAATTGAGAAGATCTATAACCCTGGTGTTGGTAAGTACGACATTGTTGCAGTGACAGGGCCTGGTTACGCCACTAAGCGTCAGGAAGCACTTGAGTCGATGGGGCAGTTATTGCAGGGCAATCCTGATCTCTGGAAAGTCGCGGGTGATCTATTTGTTAAAAATATGGATTGGCCTGGTGCTCAGGAATTGTCAAAACGACTTGCTAAGGCTATTGATCCGAAGCTCATGGGGGATAGTGACAAAGATCCTGCATTACAAGCCGCAGAGCAGCAGATTCAAGCGATGGGTCAAGAAATGGAGCAAATGCACCAAATGATCCAGAATGTGGGTAAGTCTATCGAGGTGCAAGAACAACGCCGTAAGGACTACGAGGCTGAAGTTAAAGCGTTTGGTGCAGAAACTGACAGGTTGAAGGTTGTTCAAGCAAGCATGAGTCCTGATCAAATCCAAGACATTGTTCGTGGAACGATTGCTGCAGCTATTGACACAGGTGACTTAATAGGCAATTTGCCACAATACCCGCAAATGGAAGAAATGCCCGGGATGCCGGAAGAGCAAGATCCTCAAGGTGTACAAGGTATGCCTGAGGCACAGGGACCAATGGAGATGCCACAATGAAAGCATCACAGCTCATAGGGTTGTTATTCCTCGCACGAGATGTGGCTCATTCGGTGCATTTGAACACCCGAAGCTACTCCAAACATAAGGCACTTGAGGGGTTTTATAATCGTGTCATACCACTCGCTGATTCGTTTGCTGAGGCGTATCAGGGGCGACACGGGTTGATTGGACCAATCAGTTTGACTGGTTCCAGAAAGACAACTAACATTCTTGATTTCCTCACTGAGTCATTAGCACAGATTGAAGAGTGTCGCTACGAAGTGTGTGATAAAAAAGACACAGCAATTCAGAACATTATTGATGAAGTTATTGCTTTGTATCTGTCCACTATTTATAAGCTGAGGTTTTTAGCATGAGTTATTTTGGAGGTGCTTCACGTAACGGGTTGGGTATTGGGATCGGGGGCATCGTATCCTTAAATGGTGGAGGTATGGGCAACTCTCAGTCAGTATTCCCAGAAACTCTTTTTCAAAATGGAGAACAGGGGTTTTTCTATAACACCTGGGAAACCACGTACTTATTCAAAGACGTGGCGGGAACTGACCCTGTAACGGCAGATAATGACGCTGTGGCGCTTGTTGTTGATATTTCAGGAGTCGGAATAAACGCAACACAGGCAACTTTGGGGGATCGTCCGCTATTTGACACAGACAATGGTGAATTACAGTTCAATACTACGGCAAAATCTATAACCTCTGGTACTTTGCCCGCGCTCACAAACATGAGTTATGTTTTGGCTACGGACCAGGGCGTTGTGGAATACAAGGTTACTAAAAGCGCCGCGACTTTCATTATCGGTGGGCAGTATATGCCGAGTCGTAATGTTTTTGGGGCCATGATAATAGATCGCAGCTTGACTGTGGGGGAGTTGACAGAAGTATATGACTACTTTGTTAGCGCCGGATCGCAAGACTCAGGGGCTGGGGCTTACGCATTGGTAAATAATTTCAGCGGGTTTTGGAGAGGATGGACATATCTTGTAGTTTTTCCTGAAATTGACACAAACAGCGGGACTATATTTAACACAGCATGGTTGGGGTGTTCTGGGTTAACTACTTTCCCATCGTTATCTGTGGGTAACGGTGAGCAATTTCAAAGCACTTGGAGCGGGTGTACTGGACTAACTTCGTTCCCACTACTTGATTTCTCAAGCGCGATAAATCTTGCTTCCGCATGGTCCGGATGCGCTGGGCTAACCTCTTTTCCTTTAATTGTCACCAATATTGTTACAAATCTTGCCAGCACGTGGTTAAATTGTTCTGGGCTTACTTCATTCCCATTGATAAGTACATCACTTTGTCTTTCTTTTTCTAACGCATGGAAAAACTGTTCTAGTCTTACATCATTTCCGTTGGTTGACACATCCGCAGGTACTAATTTTTTAGAGGCGTGGAGAGACTGTTCGTCGCTTACGTCATTCCCCGCTTTAAATATGTCAAGCGGTACTAATTTATCAGAGGCATGGAGAGACTGCACGGGGCTAACAACTTTTGGTGCAATAACCACAACCAGCGCCACATCATTTAGTGGCTCATGGAATGGTTGTACTAATCTAGTTTCTTTTCCTTCCTTAAGCACCGCAAATTTAACAACCTGCTTAAACGCATGGAATGGTTGCTCAAATCTTACAACTTTCATTGGCGGTATGTTTGCCGGTAGCCCTTGCGTTAACTTTCTAAATGCTTTTTTAAATTGCTCTCTTACTCAGGCTTCAGTTGATTCTATTGTTATTACTCTGAACGCAAACGGAACAACAGGTGGCACTTTAAGTATCAACGGCGGAGCTAATGCAACCCCTTCCGCAGCGGGTAAGATTGCCGTAGACGCTTTACGAGCAAAGTCTTGGACTGTTACCCTGAACGGTTATTGATATGTATAATGTTTACGATATTTGAAAGATTTAAATGCAACTTTTAAAACCACTTAGCCAGACAGGTTTCCCAGCTAAGTCTGCGGCATACACTGGCACCGCAGGCATCACTGGTACTTGGCCCGCAGGCCCGCAGGGTGTTGTTGTCTGGTCAGATCAGGCATGTTATGTCGAAGTTGGTGAGGGCGTTACTGCTACCACTTCGAGCACACCTGTTCCGGCCAATACACCCATTCCTTTTGCTGTGCCGTTAAGTGTTAGCGGTGCATGGCGAGTCAGTGCGATTCAAGTATCGACTGGTGGTATTGTTTACGCTAAACCAATCAACAAGGAATAACTGCTTTTTGGTTATCCTAAAACGTACTGGTGCGCTCACCAGGGGATCTAAGGATTCATTGAAATGACTGAAGAAGTCCAACCCTCAGCGGAAGTTGACTCCGCGCCTGCGCCAGAAGTGACGGCCACTCCTGAAGCGATTGAAACTACGCCGGAAGCACCAGAAGTAGCATCCAAGGTATTCACACAAGAAGAGCTTGACGCTGCAATTGGTAAACGCCTTGCAAGAGAGCAACGTAAGTGGGAACGAGAGCAAGCAAACCGTCAAGCGGAAACGCGGACGTTGAAAGCGCCAACGGAACACAGCTTGGATCAGTTTGACTCACCTGAAGCGTATGCTGAAGTTTTAGCATTACAAAAGGCAGAGGAATTACTGGCCAAACGTGAAGCCGCAAAGCAGCAATCAGCTATTCTCGATGGCTATCAAGACCGTGAAGAGCAGGCTAGGGATAAATATGACGACTTTGAACAAGTTGCGTACAACCCTAAAGTGCCGATTACCGAAGCGATGGCTGAAACGATCCGATCATCGGATATTGGACCAGAGGTAGCTTATTACCTGGGTTCTAATGTCAAAGAAGCGGAACGTATCTCACAAATGACGCCACTTGGTCAGGCAAAGGAAATCGGGAAGATCGAGGCCAAATTGGCCGCAGAGCCTCCCGTGAAACGTACTACATCCGCACCAGCGCCGATTTCACCCGTTACCGCACGCTCCTCAGGGGGACCTGCTTATGACACTACAGATCCGAGGTCTATTAAAAATATGACCACATCTCAGTGGATTGAGGCAGATCGTGCAAGGCAGTTGAAAAAAGCACAGGCAAATCGTTAATTTTTAGGACATTGATATGGCAAATAGTATTTTAACCATCGACATGATTACTCGCAAGGCACTTGAAATCCTTGAGAATAATCTTGTTTTGACCCGTAACGTAAATCGTCAGTATGACGACAGCTTCGCAGTTGAGGGTGCCAAAATTGGCTCCACACTGCGTATCCGTTTACCCGACCGCGCTCTCGTGACTGATGGTGCCGCTCTGCAAGTGCAGGACGACAATGAACAGTACACAACTTTGAGTGTTGCTTCCCAAAAACACATTGGTGTAAACTTCACCTCTGCTGAACTGACGATGCAATTGGACGACTTTGCTGAACGTGTGTTGAAACCGCGTATCAGTCAGTTGGCTGCTAGCATTGATGCTGACGTCGCAAACGCATACAAAACCATCGGTAACTCTGTTGGTACTCCTGGTACGGTTCCTGCTACTTCCGCTGTTCTGTTGGCCGCTCAACAAAAACTGAACGAGAATGCAGCAGTAATGAGCCCACGTTATGCGACTGTTAACCCTGCCGCAAATGCTGGTTTGGTTGAAGGTCTTAAAGGTCTTTTCAACCCAACTGACACAATTTCGCGCCAGTTTAAGAACGGCATGATGGGAACAGGTGTTTTGGGCTTTGATGAGATCAATATGTCTCAGTCCATTAAGCAACACACTACAGGTTCACGTGATGCTGCTGCTTCTACGACTGTTAAAACCACTGTCGCGTCGGAAGGCCAGTCAACTATCGTGTTGACACAAGGTTCTGTGACCACCACCATTAAAGCTGGTGACGTGTTTACAGTTGCTTCCGTGTATGCGGTGAATCCTCAAACCCGTGAAACCACTGGTTCATTGTTCCAGTTCGTGGCATTGGCTGACGCTACTGCTGTGGCAGGGGACTGGACAGTTACTGTTGCTCCGATCTACACGTCGGCGCACGCACTGGCAACGGTCAACCGTGTTCCTACGGCATCTGATGTGGTCACGTTCCTGGGTTCTGCTTCTACAGCATACGCTCAAAACTTGGTCTACCATAAAGACGCGATCACGTTCGCTACTGCTGACTTGTTGCTCCCACAAGGTGTTGACATGGCATCACGTGCAGTACATAACGGCATTAGCTTGCGTATTGTTCGTCAATATGACATCAATAACGACCGTATGCCTTGCCGTATTGACGTGTTGTATGGCTACAGCACGATCCGTCCACAAATGGCTGCCCGCATTTGGGGTTAATCTGAAACGGGGCTTCGGCCCCTTTCGTTGTTTTAATTTTTAAAGGAATTTATCATGGCTCTCCCTAGTATTGGTGGCGGTCGTCAACTTGGTGACGGTAACGTTAATGAAATCGTCCTGGGTACTCAAAACACACCTGCTACTGCTACATCCACAGCGACGTTGACGGCTGCGCAGGTCACTTCTGGTATTGTGCTTGGTAGCCCAAGCACCAGTGCCGCGACGTATACGTTGCCCACGGTTGCATTGCTTGAGGCTTTGCTTGTAAATGCAAAAACGAACAGTTCGTTCGATCTGAGTATTTGCAATGTCAACGGTTCTTCCTCCGGTGTTATCACTGTTGCTGTCGGTACTGGCTGGACTCTTGTTGGTCTTGCCACCATTGCCGCAACTGCTGGTACTGCTGGACAGTTCCGCGCTCGTAAAACGGGCGATGGTGCGTGGACACTGTATCGTTTGGCTTAAACCAAAAAAAGGGGCTTCGGCCCCTTTCTTAAAATGCACATTTATCTAAAACACCCTGTCCATGGTCGCAAAGTCGCTATTTCCGATGTGGAAGCTGATTACGACGAGTTGAGCGGTTGGGTGAGGTATGATCCACATGAGGTGGTGAAGCCTGAACCAGATGTTCCTGCTTTCCTGGTGAATAACCTGCAACCTAAACGTATTAAGCGCACTTCCGCTAAAGAGACATTGACCCTGGAGTCTTAATTATGGCAACGTACACCGCAGGTGATCAGATTAATCGAGCACTTAGATTGATCGGTGTACTTGCTGAATCTGAGACGCCTACTGCGGCAATGTCGCAGGATTGTTTGACAGCTCTAAACCAGATGATCGACTCGTGGAGTATTGAGCGGTTATCGGTGTTTAGCACAATGGATCAGACATTTACTTGGCCTGCTGGTGAGATTACCCAGACACTCGGCCCTACTGGTGATTTTGTCGGGGTCAGGCCGGTCTCATTTGATGATGCAACATATTATCGTGACCCAGGCACCAATGTGTCCTACGGGATCAAGTTCGTCAATCAGCAACAATACAACGGGATTGCTGTCAAGACTGTCAGCAGCACATATCCTCAAGTGATATGGGTGAATATGGAGTTCCCCGATGCCACAATGACAATCTATCCTCAGCCGAGTCGTGATCTAGAGTGGCACTTTGTGTCAGTGCAGGTGTTGGATCAGCCCGCAGCGCTGTCCACAGTATTGACTTTCCCGCCTGGGTATTTGAGGGCATTCACGTACAACTTGGCGATGGAGATTGCCCCTGAGTTCGGTGTTGAGCCGAGTGCTCAAGTGCAACGCATCGCCATGGTTAGTAAGCGGGATCTCAAGCGCATTAATAACCCTGACGATGTGATGAGCATGCCGTATGCACTTGTTGCTAATAGACAACGGTTCAATATCTACGCTGGGAATTATTGATCATGAAAACCCCGATCCTCGGTTCCAGTTATGTGACACGTAGTGTCAATGCTGCCGATAGCCGGATGGTTAACCTATTTCCTGAGATCATCCCTGAGGGTGGGAAGGAACCCGCATTTCTGAATCGCGCACCGGGGTTGAGATTACTTGTCAATGTGGGTGCTGGAGTTACCCGTGGGATGAACGTGTTCGGTGGGTATCTGTACGTGGTATCAGGGCGTAATCTATACAAGGTTGACACTGACTACAACTCAACATTGTTGGGTGTAGTTGCCGATGGGACTGACCCTGTGTCAATGGCGAATGACGGCAATCACCTGTTCATTGCCTGTAATGGGCCAAGCTACATTTACAACGCCACTACAACCGCTTTTGCTGAAATTACAGACCCTGACTTCCCTGGTGCTTTAACAGTATCGTATCTTGATGGGTACTTCGTATTCATTGAACCGGATAGTCAAAAGGTGTGGGTCACCGACTTGCTTGACCCGACTTCAATCGATCCACTGAATTTCGCCAGTGCCGAGGGAGATCCTGATGGACTGGTGTCATCAATTGTCGATCACTCGGAAGTTTGGTTATTTGGTACCAACTCGGTAGAGGTCTGGTACAACTCCGGTAACGCTGATTTTCCACTACAGCGCATCCAGGGCGCATTCAATGAGATTGGGTGTGCGGCCACATTCTCAGTTGCCAAACTTGATAACGGGTTGTTCTGGTTGGCTGCGGATAACCGAGGTCGGGGGATGGTGTACCGTGCAAATGGGTACACAGGCACTCGTGTGAGCACTCATGCTGTGGAATGGCAGATCCAGCAGTATGAGCGTATCGATGACGCAATCGCCTACACGTACCAGCAGGATGGCCACTCGTTCTATGTCATCACGTTCCCTACCGCCAACAAAACGTGGGTGTACGATGTCGCAACCAGCGCGTGGCATGAGCGTGCGGGATGGGTGAATTCCGCATTCGTGCGCCATCGTGGGAACTGCCAAGCGTCGTTTAATGGTGAAATCGTTATTGGTGACTATCAGAACGGGTACATCTACGCATTCGATATGGACGTGTACGCGGATCACAATCGAGTTCAGAAGTGGTTACGGTCATGGAGAGCACTTCCTGTGGGGCAAAATAACTTGAATCGGACATCTCATCACAGTCTACAGTTGGACTGTGAGTCCGGTGTTGGTATAGCCACAGGGCAGGGCGATGACCCGCAAGTCATACTTAGGTGGTCTGACGATGGTGGTCACACTTGGTCTGATGAACACTGGCGTTCTATGGGCGCGATCGGGAAGTACTTCGGGCGTGTGATATGGCGTCGGTTGGGGATGACTTTGAAACTACGTGACAGGGTTTATGAGGTATCTGGCACTGATCCTGTAAAGCTAGCGATCATGGGTGCTGAATTGATTGTGACACCGACCAATGCTTAATGACGCTCAGGTTCCGGCATCTCGGACAAGGATTTCAGAGCCCGACTCAACTGTCACTCGCGTATGGTTTAGGTTTTTTGAGTCGGTGTACCAATATATAACCAAGGGGTTTGGTGTATTTTATTCAACCGTCGATCAGACTGCCGCAGCCAACACCCCGACTGTGGTGTCATTTGACTCTGCGGGGACGGCACGTAGTATTGCAATTGCAACAGATGCAACACGAATTGCAGTGAGTCGGGAGGGTGTTTACAACATTATTGCTAGTGTGCAACTGGAAAATGCTCACACTCAAACTGACGATGTTGTGATATGGTTAAAGATCAATGGCGTGGATGTTGACAATAGTGCGAGATGGATGACTGTCCATGCGAAAAGTGGCGCCATAAATGGGCATATCACAGCTGCAACTGATAATTTAGTGTACATGTACCCTAGGGATTATGTACAGGTGTATTGGATGAACCTGGGAGGACATGCCAAAGTTGATACAATCGCCGCCAGTGCATCGCCTTTGTACCCCACAACCCCTGGCGTGGTTGTTGTAATGGATCAGGTTGTTTAGGACAAACATGTCAATCAATATCTCTTATTTTGCCGGTGCAGGTGCTCAGTTCTTTGATGATAACGGTGTTCCGTTAGCTGGCGGACTGATATACACATACAACGCTGGAACAACTACCCCGGTGGTGACTTATACCACGATCACAGGTACTGTAAACAACACCAACCCTATTGTGTTGGATGCTGCGGGTAGGACACCTAACGAGATATGGCTCGATGGAGGCGTGCTGTACAAGTTTGTAGTGAAGACATCCCTGGGTGTAACTGTTGGGACTTACGACAATATGCCCGCAGTAGATGACCCCACTGTAGTAAATAACCTGATCACTGTTACTGGTACAAATACACTGCTTGGGACAGCAGAACCGTCCGTCACCGCTTATGTCGCAGGGGCTGCGTATTCATTTGTGGCAGTCGCGGATAACACGGGACCTGTGACTATTGATATTGATGGGGTTGGGGCTCGGGACATTTTGTACGACGCTTCGACAGTACTTGCAGCGGGATCTATAACTACAGGGAAGATCATTACGATTGAGTATGACGGGACTCGGTTCCAGTATTCCAATGGGCTAACCTCGGCACAAATACCAGATGGTGCAGTTACTTTTGCAAAAATACAAAATATATCAACGGGTGTGGTGCTTGGTAGAACAACCGCCAGTAGCGGGGTTATTGAGCAACTGACAACGCTTCCAGCAGTCAACGGTTCTGCACTCACTAATTTGAATGCTTCCAATTTAATCAGTGGGGATGTTGCTAAAGCAAGGTTGGCTACAAATTTAAACGCTTCAGGGTCAGCACCCTTTTATGTATGCAGAGCGTGGGTAAATTTCAATGGTGCGGGAACTGTGGCCATCAATGGTAGTGGTAATGTCACAAGTATTACGGATAATGGAACTGGTTTGTACACGGTGAATTTGACGACTGCGATGTCGAATAATAATTATTCATACGCTGGCACTTGCGGGTCACCAACTTCAAATACTGCAGGATATGTGGGTCTTCAGAATGGGGTATTCCCCACAACAAGCGCACTTGCAATTACCACATTATCTGATGCTGGTGCAGTACGTGATTTTTCAGCAATTAGTGTGATGATTGTGGGGTAGGTAAAAATGAATAAAGTTATTATTTACAAACAAGACAATGGTGTAATTGCAATTGTTCGCCCAACGCTTCCTGCGTTGGGTCAGTACGGTATCCACGCCATCGCGCTTAAGGACGTACCATCCGGCAAGCCTTTTGCGATCGTAGATGCATCCGCCATACCCACCGATCGGTCTAGCCGTGACGCCTGGACAATAGATGATGCGGATTTGACAGACGGTGTGGGAGCTGAAAGCAATGAGTTTGAGGTATCAGCATGATCAAAATTGACCCAGTGAAGCAAGCGGCGATCGTTAAGGCATCGCAAGACTTGGAAAATCTAAAATATCTCGCGGACACGGACTGGTATGTCATCCGCGAGATGGATATTGGACAACCCGTCCCGCCTGAGATTAAAGCCAATCGTCAGGCAGCACGGGATGCTTTAAACCTTGTCGACTGAAATGATTGTCACATACGGTGCAGGGTTTGACTTGTTGGCTGTCTCGGAACCTGTGAGAAAAGTAGAATTCCGTGAGAAGATTCTTACTGTGCAGGACGAATTGCAGAAACTTATTGACAGTGGCGCTGTTGAGTCCACACTCGAAAACTGCACTCTGAATCACTATTTTGTTCCCAGAGATGATAAGTACGGGTGCCACACTTATGGACGTGAAATGACGATCCCTAAGGGGACATTCATCATCGGGAAAATTCATAAACATCAGCACTTGAATATCATTTCCAGAGGGAAAGTAAGAGTGTTCACAGAGTTTGGTGAAAAACGACTTGAAGCTCCTTGCACATTTGTATCAGAGGTTGGTTTGAAACGCGCAGTCTATGCTGAAGAAGATACAATGTGGACTACTGTTCACTTAACTGAATTTGGTAGTGAGTCTGAGCTAGACAGAATTGAAGATGAAGTGATTTCACCATCTTACGAAGATATGGGGTTGCCTTGCTCAATCGGTGACTTGACTAAATTGTCGATATAAGGAGAAGTGTATGTCATGGGGATTTGTTGCGGTGGCTGCTGCCACCGTTGTAAGCGGGGCAATGGCGTCAAGTGGTGCTAAAAAAGCAGCAAGCACTCAATCGGAGGCATCCGCGTATGCCGCAGACCTTCAATATGAGCAATGGCGACAGGGCAACGAGCAGCAAAAACCTTGGCGTGATGCTGGTGAAGCAGCACTGAATAAACTCATCCCTTTAAGTGAATACAAAAAGTTCAGTATGGATGACTTCCAGCAAGACCCTGGGTATGCGTTTCGTTTATCCGAAGGTCAGAAGGCGTTGAACCAAAATGCTGCAGCACGTGGTGGGTTGATCTCAGGAAATGCTTTAAAGGCAGCGACTCGGTATGGGCAGGACATGGGTTCTCAGGAATACCAAAACGCTTTCAATCGTTATCAGGCAGAACGTGCATCACAACTACAACCTCTTCAGTCTCTCGCAGGGGTGGGTCAAACTACCGCTAACCAAATGGCAGCATCAGGCAACCAGATGGCGCAAAATGTCGGTGAGATTGGGATGCAGGGTGCTAATGCCCGCGCATCCGGGTACATCGGTAGTGCGAATGCCGTGGGTAGTACAGTAAATAGTCTTGGTAATTTATATGGTCAATACTCGTACTTGAATAAACCACCTGTAGAGCAACCTGCGATGAATACAGGTTCGCCAATGTACTCCGCATAACTGGAAATCCTATGCCAATTGATTCACGAATCGCCCTGGGTGGAAATCCCATACAGGCACCTAATATGTTGGCAATGGCTAACGAGGCGCAGCAATTACGCACAGGTGAACAATCTTACCAGTCAAACGCACTCAAGTTGCAACAGATGCAGCAGGACAGTGAGCAACGTAATGCGCTGCGACAGATGAATCCGAATAGTCCCGAGTATGGCGCACAATTGTTCAGGACTGACCCTGAGCTTGGCATGAAGTACAGGACCAACCAGACAAGTGCTGACGAGTCTAAGATCAAACAAGCCACAGCAAAGCAGGAGATGTTGGCTCAGGCCGCACGAGATATCAGCACTCGCCCGTCGGATGCCAACATTACCGCGCACACTGAGGATGTATTGCTATCTGACTTGTACAACCCCCAGGAGAAGGATCAGGTTAAAAGACGTGCTGAAATGTTGTTGAGCATGCCGTTTGAAGAGCGTCAGGCGTTTCTGGCCCAACAAGGCGCTGCGGCACAGAAGCCAAAGGCGCCTATGAGTGAGTACCAACAGCAATATCTGGCGCAACAGGCAGAGCAATTGCAGTTAGCCAGGGATAAATTGGCGGCATCTGGTGGTGGCATGACACCGTATCAGGAAGCGGTACTAGATATTCAGCGCAGAAAACTCGGACAAGTTGAGGCGAAAGTTGCAAACACTGCGCAAGCTAAGGAGGGTGTTATTGAATCAGGCCGTGCCGGTGTGACCACAATGATTAATGACCTGAAAGGTTATTACGATATATTGAACAAAGAGAAGGCGATCACCAGCACTAAAAGACCCGGTTCCGTGAATGCGGGTGCCAGAATGGGTGCTAGTGATGTGGGTCAGCTCCTGGGTAGTGCTCTTGGCACAGAAGCTCAGTCAGCTAGAGACTCAATTGCTCAAACCCGTCCGTTGTTGCTGCAAGCGATTAAAAACGCTACAGGTATGTCAGCTAAACAGATGGACTCGAACACCGAGCTTCAGCTCTATCTCTCTACCGCCACAGACCCTAAGAAATCACTTGAGGCCAACATGCAAGCTCTTGCAAGGTTGGATCAGTTATACGGTCTTGGCATGAACCCCGGGTTGCCGGGAGCAACACCTGCGGGTTCTGGTGTCAACCCCCCACTACCCCCCGGAATGCTGTTAAAACGCCCCAGTGGTGTCGGTGAGAATTGGAGAATGGTGATGGATGGTGACGGTAATAGAGCATGGGCTTCTCCCGATAATAAATCATTCGTTGAGGTGAAGTAAAAATGCCGTTCAATCCTGCTACGGCAAGACCCGTCACGCCTGAGGAATTCGCAGGAGGTGCTGCACCTGCAGTAAAAGTCGGTAAGTTCAATCCTGCTACGGCAAGACCCGTCACGCCTGAGGAATTCGCAGGAGGCGCTGCTGCACGACAGGTTTCTGAAGTATCAAATACAGCACCTACTGACGAAGGTAAATCCGTCGGTGGGTTCTTATCGAATGTAGCGAGTAGTGGTGCAGGATTCCTTGGTGGCGTAGCGTCGGCGGTCATGAGCCCGATTGATACCGCTAAGGGGGTAATCGACCTTGGTGCCGGTGCCCTCCAAAATGTGCTACCTAAAAAAGTCGTTGATTTCGTAAATAGTCTTGATTCTCCTAAAGGGAAAAAGGCCGCTGAGGATGCCACGGTTGTTGCAGACGCTATTGGTGGGGTGTACAAGGAACGATATGGTTCCTTGAATAAGTTGAAACAGACGTTGTATGAAGATCCCGTGGGTGCTGCTGCTGATATATCCACAGTACTCTCTTTAGGTGGTACTGCTGCTGCCAAACTCGGTGCTGTCAAAACTGGCGCAGCTTTAGCTAAAGCATCGACATTGACAAACCCAATGGTGCCTGTGGTCAAGGTTGCGAAACAACCGTTCAAACTAGCGTCCAAGGGTGTGAGTGCTGCTTACAACGCACTTGATCCGAAATCCACATTGCTTGCTGAGGCAGTTGAAGGACGTGGGTCCGAGATTGTCAACGCGCTGCGCAATTCTCCTGAGATTGTCCCAGGGAGCAAGCCCACCGCAGCACAAGCTGCTGCGCCCGCTGGCGCAACTAAATTCTCAGCTTTGGGTAAATCCGCTGAACGTGTCAAACCGACTGAGTATTTTGATCGTGCAAATGCTCAGAAGGCTGCCCAACTTGAAGCTGTGCGAACAGTTGGGAAAACACCAGAGGCTCTCAAGGCTGCTGAGGATCTACGCAGCAACACTGCTAAAGAGCTTTACGGCATTTCGGACAAGGCGGTCGTCAGCGCTGATGCCAAACTGAATACTTTGATGGAACGACCATCCATGGGTAAGGTGGTCGCGCGGGCAAAAGAATTGGCTGCTGAAAAAGGGGTACCGTTCGACATGGTGCCGGATGAAGGTGGTGCCTCCATTTATTCAGGCAACAGTCTCCACAGCATGAAAATGGCCTTTGACGACATGGTTAAGAACCCTGAACGATTCGGCATGGGTGCCAACGAGGTTAACGCGATTAAAAACACCCAGGGTGAATTCCTGAAATGGGTTGAATCTAAAGCGCCGGATTACAAAGTGGCCCGTGAAACATACGCTAAACAGAGCAAGCCGATCAACAAGATGCAGGTTGGGCAATACTTGGAAGGCAAACTCACTCCTGTGTTGGGGGAGGACACTGCGAAATTGAGAGCCACTGGGTACGCGTCAGCACTGGACCAAGCACCATCGACTATCAAAAAGGCGACTACCGGGCAATCCAGATTCGACAAACTGAGTCAGATACTCGAACCAGATGACTTGAAGATTTTGGAAGATGTCAGGAAAGACTTGAGTCGTAGTGCGCTTGCCGAGTCTCAGGCAGCCGCTGGGGCAAGATCGGGGATAAGTGCAGGCAAGGCTGCCACTGACTCAATGGGTGGAATTAGGTCACCCGGGATGCTTAATCGAGTTGTGACAGTGGCCAATGACATCATGCACAGGCTGCAGGGGAAGCTGGACAGTAAGTTAGCTATCGAGTTGGCCACTGAGATGCTGGAACCTGACCTGGCTGCTGTGGCAATTGAGAAAGCCTTAGCTCGACAAGCCAGGGGTGCTGCACGAGGTGCTGTTGCAAAAAAACTCGGTAGTGCAGTATCAAATACAATGCGCAATCCTGTAGCAGTAAATGCAATGATTCAGGCAAACCAAAACTCTTTGGCAGAACAGTAATGAAACTTGCACTATATAAAGGCACTCGCCCTGGGTTAAGTGGTTGGTTTAACCGCTTAACTCGATGGTGGTGTCGTGGGCCATACAGCCACGCTGAATTGGTATTTAGCGATGGCATGAGCGCATCAAGTAGTTTGATTGATGGCGGTGTTAGATTTAAAACGATTGAGTATTCTGCGGAAAATTGGGATTTTATCGAGTTAAACCACGACGACGCAAAGGCTCGTGAGTGGTTTGAGAAACACCAAGGCGCAAAATTTGACTCAGTTGGAATCCTTCGTTTTGGATTTGGCCCACTGAAAGACAGCAGAAGTAAATTCTTCTGCTCAGAATCCATCATGTCTGCTCTTGGGTATGCTGAAGCGTGGCGTTTTGACCCTTGTTTGAGTGCTGTTGTATTCAAAAACAAAGTCACTAAATAACGAATCTTTATGGCGACAAAAAAACCCGATCAGAAAGATGAGGACTTTACTCGCCTTTTAAAATTAGAAAGCGAACTTCTTTTTTGGAGGCGGTTCTGCTTGATAGCAGGAAAGGCTGTGTTTTACATCGGCGGTGGTTTGTACGGCGCGTTGAGTTTTTTCACATCGACTAAAGAATTTTGGAGAAGTATTTTGAGAGACTTTTTAAAATGAAGCTGAGAGAGTTTGCGTCCTATCTGTACAAGTTTCGCTGGCAGTTGTGCTTGCCTTGCCTGTTGTTGCTTTACTTGCTTATCGCGGATGTGATACCCCGGACTGTGTGGGCTTTTGACAGATCGGAGCCTTACGAATTTACTGATGTATTAATCTCGCCTGGCTATCCAGGCCAGCTTGTTTCTATCTCAGCGACGGTTATCGAGAAAAAGCCTGGCAGGGTGTGTGGCGTAGTTGTAAATCCTCAAACAATCGGAGAAGACGGGCGTCTGGCTTTTGTCAATCAAACTCGGCTTATTGCGGGCGAGGCGATGCAAACAATGGAGCGCGACGCTAAAGGGCATATTCTTTTTAAAACAAACTTGCAAGTCCCGCCTACGATAAAGCCTGGGATGGCACATTTAATTGTCCCGCTTGAGTTTATTTGCAAAGACAACGGGGCGCACGCATCGAAGCCGGTGCATGGCGTTATCAAAACACATTGGCTTGTTACCGAGCGGCCTGATAATGCACCATCGTGCGGGTCAATGGCGGCTAAACCGAAGGGGTAAATTATGATCGAACTATTAGGCGGCGGTGTGCTTGGCTCCTTGCTAGGCGGTGTGTTCCGCATGGCCCCGGAGGTCTTGAAGTGGCTCGACCGAAAGGACGAGCGTAAGCACGAGCTCGCTATGTTTGCGGAACAAGTGGGCCTTGAGAAGGTTAAGGGCGAGATCAAGTTGCAGGAGATAGGTGCGCAGCGCGACCTAGCCATAGACACCGGTGTGATGTCCGCTTTCGACTCGGCGATCAAGCAGCAAACAGAGATGGTCAAAGCCGCTGGCGGTTGGGTTGCCGCTCTGTCGGCTAGTGTGCGCCCTGTCGCTACGTACTGGATATTGCTTGTGTGGTCTATAGCACACGTCGGGTTTGCGTTTACCGCTGCTGGCGCGGGCGCAGCGCCCGCCGAAGTGTTCAAGTCAATGATGACGCCTGACTTCATGGCGCTTGTTTCAGGCACGATAAATTACTGGTTCCTTGATCGCACACTCAAAACCCGTGGGTTATGAACTTAACCATAGCCGCTGAGTTATGTAAACGCTTCGAGGGGTTCCGATCTAAGCCGTACCTCTGCCCCGCAGGGGTGGCGACAATTGGCTACGGATCCACGCACTACAGCGACGGGCGCAGGGTGACGTTGCAAGACCCCCCGGTGTCAGAGGCGCAGGCACTAACCCTGTTGATGCGCGAATTGCTTGGGACCTACGCGCCGGGGGTAATCAGACAATGCCCTGGCTTGTTGCCTCTCGCACTGTTGGAGAACGACTGGTGCAAGCTAAACGCCATCGTGGACTTCGCATACAACCTTGGAGTGGGTCGCTTGCAAACGTCAACACTGCGCCGGAAGGTAAACGCGCAAGACTGGGAAGGCGCGAAGGCTGAACTCGTGAAGTGGACCCGGGGCGGAGGGCGCGTGCTCCCTGGCCTAGTCACTCGGCGCAAAGCGGAAGCTGAATTGCTGAAAGCTGGCGCAACACTGCGTTGTAGTTAATTTAAAGCCGCAGTCGGGGGTTCTCCATGCTGCACAACTGGTGGCGGCGCTAACGCGCTAATCGGTAGCGCGGTGCCCGCTAACGCAGGGAGAAGCATTGGGATGCTTCCGACAACTGATGGCGGCGATGTTGGGGCGAGTGTCTGATGTTGTGCTGGTGTAGCCATTGATTACTTTCCTTTAGACATCCTGTATTGTTTAACAGCCTTGCGTAATCCCTCTTGTGTCGTAGCCTTCTCGCCGAGCGCCAGTGACTGAGCCTGGTCCAAAGTGTCCTTACACATGATACGATGACAGATCACCGGCACCCCCTGACCCTGACGACGCACCCGGGCGTTCATTTGGTCGTACAAGTCCAGACTCCAGTTAAGCCCATACCACACGACAATATGTCCGTTTTTCTGGAGTCCGTCAATCCCGTGACCCATGGATGCCGGGTGTCCAATCATCAAAGCACAATCGCCAGTCTTCCATCGGTGCATGGCATTGACCAGTGATGCCTCGCTCTTACACTCGGTCAGATTGATCGGGCGTAGGTCCTTGAACTTCTCCATGATCCGTGCAGCATCTGACCTGTAGGCATACGAGCACAACACAGGTGAACCGTTAGCCTCTTCGATAATTTCCTCAAGTGCTTCGAGTTTTAAATCGTGGATGGGCTCCCATAAAGGCATCCCTGCTATGGGGTACATGGCACCATTGGAAAACTGAAGACACTTGTTAGTTAGAGCTGCCTGATTGAATGCCTCAATCTCTGCACCACTATCGAGTACCAAAAAGAACTCCTTTTCCAAAGCGTCATATTTTGCACGAAGGGGGGCGGGCATCTCGATCTCAATGTTGTTGACCATCAAGTCCGGTAGCGGGTTGTAGTCCTCAGCACTCATCTCAAGCGTGATGTCACCTATCAGGCGTTTGATCGTATCCTCAGTGTCAGGGTATGGAATCTCCTTGTATGGGCCAATTTTTTTGTAGAACCTGGAACGAAATGCTGTTTTCGAGGTACCAAGTCGCACACCTTTGTCCACGACAAGGAATTGACCATGCAGATCCTTGTACCCGTTGCTGGCAGGGGTACCGGTGAGGCCAGTGGTCCACTTGAACTGGTCAGCAATCTTTTTAAACGAACGCACCCTGGCGGTGCTGCTGTTTTTCATCTTGCTGATCTCGTCCCAGACAATGCCGTCAAAGGGCAGCTCACGATTCTTTTTGACAAAATAGGTCTGTACAGTCTCAGCCAACCACCCTAGGTTTTCGTAGCCGAGCAGGTACACGTCGGCAGGACGCATTAGAGCGCGGGTGCGTTGGTCCCTGGTGCCTGTCAGCATGTTGAACTTGAGTTGGTTGGTGTGTGTCCACTTCTCAGCCTCTTGTCGCCACACAAGTTTGATGACTCGTATGGGAGCAATGATCAAAACACCCTTGAGGAATTGGGTTCGGATGAGATGGGATATCGTGGTCAACGTGATAACGGTTTTGCCCAGCCCCATGTCCAACCAAAGCATGCTGTTGAGGTGAGTGGCTTGGAAGTTAACCGCTTTCTGTTGGTATAGGTGTAGAAGGTCAGGGGTTAACATCCGAGTGCCCACAGATCAATGACAGTCTTACCCTTCTCCACAGTGTCTACGACCCACACTGAGCATCCCTGCTTACGCAGTCGGTCATGCTCGCGCTCCTGTGGTACTGTAGCCTTCATCCCCTCTCTTTTAAACTCGATGAAAAAACACACACCTTTAGGAGAGATTAATAGTCGGTCTGGTATATGGGACCTGGCAGGGCTGGTGAACTTATACGCCAGAAACCCCTTGTCCCTGGCATAACCGCACACTGCGGATTCAATCTGTTTCTCTAGCATTCGGTGCCTCTAGTTCAATTAATTTTTCCAAGTAATGTTGTGCTTTGCGCAGGTCTTGGACACCACCCTTATCGCGCCATCGACTGATATATTTGACGATGTTGCCCTCAAAGTACCCAAGTTTATTGGACGCAATGTAGTCCCACGGTTGGACGGGTTTGGACTTGTAATGGTCGCCGCCATGTTGTATTTTGTTCACGCTAGACTCAGACATAGTTTCTCCGTTTCATTAATGTAGTATTCATAGTCAATAGGTGCAGTGGCGTCTTTAATGTCATTGCAGACCTGGACACCCCACCCACTCTCAATGCCTATCTTTCGCCACTCAGTTTTACCTTTAAGTGGCGGCATCCATTTAAAAAGGTGTCCACCTCTCTCTGCTATGTAGTAGCGTGAAATATTCTGGATCTTGGTTAACTCACCCTCGTGCTCAATTGACAAGTGGCTAGACCGGGGCACTTTGGTACGCAGCATGAAGTCCATCCTGTCGGGCCAGTTCTCCACCGTCTCACGGATAGGCGCACCTTCGACTAAAACCTTCTCGGCAGCTTTGGCTACAACAAGAGCACCGTGGTTCTGGTGCCAATCCAGGTCGTACTCGTAGGCACCTTTGCGCTTGACCCGTCCATCTTCGTACACCGCGATGTAGTTGTTGACATCACGGATCATCATTGATTTATAAATCGCCTGTTCGAGTTGGAGCCCTGTGAAGTCCTGCCACCATTGTTTGACTTTCTCCACCCTCTGCATGTTTTCTCGTGGTACACGGACAGTCAATCCATCCGTGTTCACCTGCACCAGGTGCAGCCTGTCAATCTCCATCAACCGCTCTGCAAGCATGCACAGAAGCAGTTGACCGTTGAGGGTGATCTTCATGGTAAACAATGGGTCAAAGAACACACTGAACGGGTTGTTCGAGTCGCCGTACACCCCGTTAAGTGCAAGTTTGAGCATGGCATTCTCAGCCGTACCTTTTTTGTGCTTTGTCCGCTGTTCGTACAGGTGCTGGTAAATGTCGCAGAACGTCTCACCTAGATGCTCAGGGTAAAAGCGGTTCACGATTGCCAGGTTTGGGTAATAGCTGGCGACATCCAAGTCAATGACGACATGGATGTCATCGGACTCAATGACTCTCGACTCGACAGAGCCGTGGATGCCACCAGTACCAAACACAAACTGGAACCCGTTGACCGTGGCGGTAACATCGTCAAACGCGCCCTTGGTGACAAAGATCGTCTGCCCTTTCATCCACTCAAGTACCCGATTGAATTCAGGTTGTTTAAAATCAACGGATTCAATGATCGCGTCCTTAAGCACAATACTGGACCTGATTGTCTGCTTGGGTTGCCGACCGTTTGGTCCATACTCATACAACGATACCCCGGCCTCCTCTAGCCTCATGGCAAAATAATCCTTGCCGATCTTGGTATCGTTGTGGTTCACGAAGTCACGCTGATACTTGCAAGTCAACTCTTCGCGGAAACGGATCATGTCAAGTGTCTTGTGATAGAACACCTTGGTCTGAGCCACGTCGTGCTTGTTGTACTGCTTGAGTACCTCGATCTGTTCAGCAGTCAGACTGGTACCCACAGGGAACGGTAGGTCCTGGATGCTATCGGCACGCATATTGAACTCAAGCACTTTCAACCCGGTAGCCCTGGCCTTGTTGTCGAAGTGGTGGATCTTGTACAGGTCGATCTGGTCCACGAACCGATCACTCGGGTAGACCATGTGGGCAAACCGATTCTCATCTTGCGAGTTGATGATCGCCTGAGCCTTGTTGTAAAGGGTGAAAGCATCACCTTTACCCATGAGCATCAATGTGTGGATAACGGGGTAGTCAAAGCCCAAGTTATTGAACCCAACCATCCGACCGCGGCAGTCTTTGATGTATCTCAGAAATGCGATGATCTCGGCACTGTCGTTGCGCCGGTCACTGATCTCGAACATCCAGGAAAACGGCGCATGGGCATGCTCCACACAGAGAGTAAATACGTTCGGGTAGGTCTCGATGTCATATACGTAATCATTGAGCATCGGGTGCCTCCACTGCCCGCAGCAGTCGGTTCCATTTAGCCTGACCTTGGTACTTGGCAGTCTTGTGTGGATTTGCTTTACGCCAGTCTCTCATGTACTGCAGCATGAACTCACGATTGCGCTCGTACCAGTTCTTGCGGGTTTGAGCGGCACGCTCTCGGTTGGCCGCGTACCATGCCTTACTATATTCAGATTTTTCTTTTTTGATTTGATCGGGCGTCTTTTTTGGTTTATTGGTCATAATTTTGTTTTTGGTTAAGGTGGGACCGCTGGCCGTCCCCCTAGACTACAGGGGCAGCGGTCCCGTAAATCATTTAGCCGCCATGAATGACGGCACAGCAAAAGGAGCAGCAGGCATCACGGGAGCAGGTGTGGCAGCAGGGACACTTTGAGCCACTGAACCAAACATGCCAGAAGCATCAACAGGTGCCTCACCGAACGCAGTGTCATCGACCAGGAACTGAATCGCCACCAAGTCACAACGGATACCGTGACCGTATCCTTTAGCAGGGTTCGGCTTTTGCCACCACGGTTTGATAGCAGCATTCACACGGCAACCACCGTACAACTTACGGGCCATTTCCATATACGCCATGGTGTTAGAAGGATCAATGGGTTTACCATCAGCTTGAATCACTTGTGGGTGAATATCACGTGCCGCTGTGATATACATGTTGCCAGCATACCCATCGTATGGCACAAAGGTCTTTTTATTAACCTTTTCGGAACCTTTGCCGAAGCACCGTGATTTTCGATCCGAATCAATCATCTGCATCAGTGCTGGGGCATTTTCTTTACCCACCTCGAGGGCTAGTTCTGCAAATCGCGCCATAAATTGAGCGAACCCGCCGTGCTCTTCTGGCATCAAGAGTTCACAGTTGTAGCTGATACGTGTGGCGCCTGTCACTTCGTTGACCTTCTTTTGCGGTTCGGCGATATGTGGAAAAGAGAGACGGACATTAGACAAATAGATTACTTGGGACATTTTGTTTTCCTTTGGGGTTAGATAAGCCATGACGGCAAAGAGACGGCAGCAGGTGCTACCTCGACTGCGCTAAACATCGGCGCAGCATTCGTTACGACAGCCTGACGGCTATCTGATTCAGGGGCCACAGTCAGCTTACCAGTTAACTTGGTTATGTATTCGGTTTCCAAGCGCTTAAGTTGGCGCTCAGTTAGTTGGACAGTAGAACCGTCCTTTTTGGACCAAGTGAGCTTTTCGGCTTTGGCAGGCGACACAAGTTTTGTCTCATAAATGGCACTCTTAGGTATGCCCATTTTGACAAGTTTTTGAGCCATCTCATCTTCGGAGAATGTCCATTTGCGGGAACCTTTACCATTGACGAGTTTGAGTCCTTGAAGGTCTTGCCCTGCCTTCATCCTACGCAATGCCTCTTCCTCAGCCCCTTCAATCATTTGACGCAATAAGGGAGCTGCCTCGACCAGCCGCACAAGTTGTGCGTTGTCCAGAGTCGCTGGGTCTTTGCTTGCCGCTTGCTGCACTACATCGAGGTTATTCTCTACGATGGGGTGGAACGTGATACCGGAAGCCTCTAGGGCTGCGTTAGCCTTGGCCGAACAGGAACCACTGGCACGGCAGTACTTGCACTGCGACTCGCCTGGGACAAGGGGTGCGTTTGGGTCATCGGTAGCTGCAGCCTGGTTGATCAATGTGCCACTGGCCTTAGCGATGTCCGCAACTTTCACATCCCACGAAGTGATCGGTGGTAGTCCTCTGAGTGCCAGCTTGGGTTGAATGATGGTCATGCGAACAGTCGTGAAATCATAATAATCAGATACCCAGTCCTGCAACTTACCAGTAGCGCGGTATTCTTTAAAATCAATCAGGATGTCAGATATAGCACCAATAGCGTATTGCTCGAGTTGTAAATTACCCATAGCGTCTACGCGCTGCATGCCGTCCTTGTAGTCAATGATCTCGTACACCGTACCACCAATAATTTGGATGTCCACAGTCCCACTTAGGTCATCCCGTCCAGTAATAACTTTAGGGTCTACACGTTGTTCAGTTTTAACAACAGCATTGGACACGATGATTTTGTCCTGGTTGATCTCAGTAATTCGTTTATTCACGTAGTCAAGCGCCACCTGCACACGTTCTGCCCGTTGAGCATCGACTACAAACGAACCCTCATGGTCTTTGAGTTCTTTGCCAATATATTCATCAGCAAACTTGGATTCTTTGAGACACGTTTCCAATAGAGTGTGCGAGTGAGTGCCGTCAATAGCCGCCGGACCACTTGGACGTTCCGGATACTTTGCCTCTTCTCGTACCGAGCCTGGGCAAACGGACCAGCGGTGCCGTGACGATGGGGAGAGTCTTGAGTGTGTTGTCATTTTGTTAGTTCCTTTTTTGGTGAGCATACCGCGTAGCCCGCGCCAATATGCTTGAGTTGTACAACCCTTTCTCTTTCACATGCCTCGATGATAGGGTAGTCAAATTCACGAAGTGAACCGCAGAGACCAAACCACATACCGAAGCATAGGGTTAGTGTTGTCATTTTGTTTCCTTATTCCATTCATTAGGGTCTATTGATACAGAATCCCCCCAAGTGCAGGGTCCGCACATCTCAGTATCCAAAACAACCTTTGAGTTTTTAACCGCAGTGACAACAGGTGTCTGACCGCAGTTGCAACACCTCTTGGTGTAGTCGGGGACGTACTCGTCGATTTTAAGAATTGTCATTTCAATGCTTCAACGCCCACAAATAAAGCAGCGTAGTCCTCAGGCTTGATGTCGTTGATGTTCTGGTACCCCAGACCCGTCAGCACACCTTGGATCAGCGCACCCTTCTCTGGCCCCAGTCCCGCGTATGACTTCATCACGTAGTCGGTCAGACCCTTGGGGTCGGTGAACGGTGCCGCGCTGACCAGTGGTGCAGACACTACAGGAGTGGGTGCTACGAACACTGGAGGAGCTGGCATTTCGACTGGTGCAGCTACTGGTGCAGCTACTGGTGCAGCTACTGGTGCAGCTACTGGTGCAGCTACTGGTGCAGCTACTGGTGCAGCTACTGGTGTGCGGTTGTTAAGTGCGTTTGTCAGGTTAGTGACAGCAACAGTGAGGTCTTGGAGAGTTTGTTCAATTGACATGGAAAAGTCCTTTGGTTGGTTGGGTTGGTTGCTTAATGATCAGGCGATCGTCATTGAACGCCCGTACTATCTCGCGCAAGACATCCGACGGCGTACCGTACTTGGCTGACAAGCGACGAAATTCCTTGAGGTCACCTGCTGTGACGCGGGTGGTGAGAAATCTAGAGAGTGGTTTAGAGGCCATAATTAATTCCGTTTGATGCTTGTAGTGTAGCACACCTGTGGTACACTTGTGCAACTTTCTTGAATTTATTTTCAAAATAAAAAAAGGCCCCCTGTTAAGGGGGCCTTCAAGGAGGTTCCAATCATGAAACAACACAACCAACGTGTCAGGACCATTATATGATGTCAGCAACCCAAGTACAAGCACACCCGGCCTCAGTCGACAGCTACATTAGGCATGGGTGGAGTTTGGTGCCAATCCCCGCAGGTACTAAAGGACCACGGACGACTGGGTGGAATAAGAAGGACCAGGCTGTCAAATCTCAGGCAGACCTGCCGCAGGGGTACGGGATTGGATTAGCCCATGCCTATAGTGGCACCATGGCTCTGGACATTGACTCATGGGAGCAAGCGGTATCCGCACTCAGTATGGACGGGGTGGACCTCAATAGTTTATATGAGGCAAACGATGCCGTAGTTATTGACTCAGGCAGGCAGGGTCACGGGAAGCTGTTATATGCGATGCCTCCTGGTCTCACCCTACCCTCGAAAAAGATCATTATTGACGGTAAGGTGATCTACGAGTTGCGCTGTGCGACTGCTAACGGGCTGACTGTGCAGGACGTTTTGCCACCGAGTATTCACCCCGACACCAAGTCACCGTACCGATGGGCTGGCAATGGTCACTGGACAAGGCTGCCGATGATCCCCTCACCGATTTTGGCCCTATGGACGAGTTTGATCGACAAGGATAAGGTCAAGTCAATTGAGTCTGGTGAGACCGTTAATGCGTCGTGGGATGAGATACGGTCAGCCCTCGAAGTATTGTCGGCACACGTGTGCCGTGATGATTGGGTCACGGTCGGCATGGCACTCAAGTGGGCTGGTGAGCAAACAAACTCAGTAGACGATGCGCTTGTGCTGTGGAATGAATGGAGCGCGACTTCGGATAAATACCCGGGAGAGTCTGAGATTGTGAAGCAGTGGAATAGCTTTCGTAGTGACAAGCCCAACACCATTAAATTGGGGAGTTTGTTCCACCTAGCGCGCAATTACGGATGGCGCAGGACGCTTCCTGACGTATCCGATATGTTCTCGGCAATAGATGACCCAGCAGATCCTTTACTGATGGATATGCGCCCAAAGCCTCCAGTGATGGACCTGTCTCTCTGGCCTAGTGTTCTGTCAAGACGCGCAGAGGAGATAAGTCAAACTGTAGGATGTGATCCACTTGTGCCATTGTTCGCGGGCCTGGGTGCAGTGTGTAGCGTGGTCGATGCGCGGACAAGACTGGAACTGATCAAAGACTTCAAGGTCCCACCGATCCTATGGCTGATGACCATTGGCGATCCTGCTGACAAAAAGACCCCTGGGTCTGCGCCGATGCTGGCACCACTGAGAGACATTGAGAAAGAAGACGGACCACGCTACGCCCGTGACTTGTTGGCATGGGAGGGTAAAGAGGCCATGTATGCAGCGAGTAAGAAGGCATTTCTGGACTACTGTTCTACCGCTGAAGCCTTGATGGACTCATCGCAGGCACCCCAAGTGCTTGAGTTACCACCAACCCCAGTTCCTCTACGCCTTACTGTCGATGACATCACGAGTCAGAAACTTGTGCGGATTGTTGCAGATAGACCACGGGGTGTGCTTTGTGCGCTGGACGAAATGAATTCATGGGTTCGTAAATTGACCGACAAAAACAGTGCAGAGGATCGCAGTGCGTGGGTTAAGAGTTACGAGTCGGCACCGTATCAAATGGATCGAGTAGGCGCTGGTTCGATATATGCGGACAATATGGCCGTGAGCATCTATGGAAACATCCAGCCACGGGTGTTCAAAGAGAAACTTTCGTCACTGTCCGAGGATGGTTTGATCCAGCGGTTCATTCCATGTGTGCTCGATGGTAGGCATACTAAAAAGCCCGTCGAGATCCCCGACTTCATGCTCAATAAGGGTCAATGGGAACAAACGCTCAGGGTGTGCTATGCAATGCCTGTGTCACAGTACACCCTATCGCCTGGTGCAAAAAGGGTGTTTAACGAGTTTCAAAATTGGTATGAAAATCAGCGCACGGACGAGCGATTACTTCAATCTGACGTTACCTTTATGACCGCATTTGGCAAGATCGAAGGGTTATGTGGGCGCATCATGTTGGTGTTTCATCTAATAGAGGCACCTTTCAGCCCGACGGTTAGTGAGTCGCTGGCTGCGCGGGTGGTCGAGATAATCAAAAGCTACGTGGTACCGGTGTATCGGTATGCCTTGAGTGAGTTGAGTGAGGAGTCCACATTCGATGGGTGGATGCGTGATTATTTGATCCAACATTCCGACCTTGAAACACTGACCTTGATGGACATTAAACGATCAGCCCGTAGGCACGTGGAGCACCTGGGCGTATGGCAACAAGATCAAAAGGTATACGGTGCCATGTGGGTGTTTGAGTCGGCAGGGTGGGTTGCGCGAATGGACGACATGAGCAAGGAGAAGACTCACCACGCAGAGTGGGCGATTAACCCGTTATTGCAGAGGCAGTTCAAAGATTACCGACTGAAGGTTATAGACGCGAAACAGCGTCAGCTTGACAAGTATTTCATTAAAGAGGGGAGAAGGGGAGAAAAATCCCCTCGAGTCCATGGATTCGAGGGGTAAGGGGAAAACCTGGGTGCTAGTCACCCAGGATAGCGAGTACGACGAGTGCTGAGATAAAAAACACAAGCATGGTTGTTCCCCTCATAAAAACTGCTTGTGCAGATCAGGGGCATCGCTTTCAATGATCCCCATGATCTCAATTAAACGAATTGCAGCGATACTAGGTTGCCTGCTACCGTCAAGCCACTTACGGACAGTGGCACGTGGGGTATATAGATAATCTGCAAGCTGCTGGTGCGTCATGCCGTGCCGATGTAAGATATCGTGTAGGATTGACGGACTGAACACGGGAAAACCTTTTTGGTCATACATGAAAGGGGTTTTCATTTCAGCCCTTCCGATAAATGAATCAAAAAATCATCTACTTTATCCAATACTGCGGCGAGAGAATTAAATCCTCCTGAGTATCTTTCATCGAGTGGTATATGAATTGCCGCGTGCGTCACCACAACATCAGCAGCATTGTAAAGTTCGCGCAATATCTCAAGCGTATTTCCAAGGTTAGGTGTATTGGTCATGTCGTTAGCTCTTTCAATAATTCATGTTTAAAAACTGGTGAGTTAGGCGGGCATTTAATTGCCGGTGCTGGCGGGATGAAGTACGAATTATTGGCTTTGACGTATGCGCCACGGGCGATAGAGTCGTTGAGCCATTCCGGCATGTCCCACGCGCCGGGGATTACCAATGGTGCGGCTTCTATCTCTGCGAATCGCAGAACACCACCGCCCGAGAGGCTGGGGGTGAATTTATAGCTGGCAAATGGGTTTCGCGTGTGTGTTGGTTTCATGTTTGACAATCTCCTTGGTCACAAAGTTCTCGAAGTTTTGATGCACGTTTAGCTCTAAAATCCTTTATAGCAGCAGAATAAGCAGCAGCATCACAAGCAGCACCAGCATACGCAGCACCATCATACGCAGCACCAGCATACGCAGCACCAGCATAAGCACCAGCATAAGCAGCGGCAGCACGGGCAGCATCGTAAGCGGCAGCAGCAGCATAAGCAGCATCGTAAGCAGCATCGTAAGCAGCATCGTAAGCAGCATCGTAAGCAGCATCGTAAGCAGCATCAGCAGCATCAGCAGCAGCCGCTAACTCGTCTAATGTTGCTTCACCGTTTGCGAAGCGCTCTGCTACATCTAGCGCATCTATAGATCTTTGATCTGTCATTAGGTGCTGTACCTGCCTAGCACACCAAACAGCAAATAATCGTAGTTCTTTGTCATGTCCATCGATTGCGCGAAGGCACCAAAGCGCATCGGTTAATCCATTACTGTCCAGGATTGTGACGAGTGATAAATCCTCGTCATCTGCTTTTGTCTTACCCAAGTGCGTTAGCAGCTTTTCCCAGCCATCGCGGCAAGGGCAGTACGCCCTTATCTTGTTTAGTGTGGTTTTCATGTTTGTTTTTCCTTTTCAGTGTCAGATTTTCGGATGTTGAAATAGTAGTGGATCCGCAATTGAACTACGAATTGACGCTCGCAATCACGGCACATGACATCGGATTCACAATAGTCCTCTCGGTAATCAGTAATTTCAATCCTGTTCGGGTGTTCGCAATAAGGGCAGATAACATCCATCTTTTACCCTCTCCTGCGGGCGGTAACCCCATCTATGAAGTAGTCTGGGTACAGCTTGCGGTTGACGTAGCGGGCTTCGTCGATAGCGAGGATGCGCGCCGGTGAGTTCGGCTTATCCCTTGGGATCGGCGTCTTGGCGGCTTTGCGGTTGCGGTCCATCGCGTCCTGCGGTAGTTGTCCTTGTGGTAGTTGTCCGTATGTTGTCATGGTAGTTGTTCCTTTTAATTGGTTAGTGTTCTTAGCCGTTACAATACTGCGGTGTGCGCCAATTGAGTAGATTCCACGGTCGCGAGGTGCCCATAGAACCCGTTATGCTCGTTGTACGCAACAAACTGCAGTGTGCCTCTGTCTGTCTCGAGGTTCACGAACATTACGCCGCCTGTGAAATACTCGTCTTCTGGGGGAAAGGTTTTGGCCTCCACCAGCGCCTCGTTCAGCGCAGTATCCGTCACGCTCACGCCGCGAAGTTCTGCGCCGACGAAGTCCTGCGGGTTGTCGTTGCACCAGAAGTATCCCCAACTCTCACAACACTGGGATTGGTTATCAATATATAGCCTAATAAGCTGCTTGTCCGTCATAACCTGAAAACCGGCAACTGCGTAACGTCCTACACCCTCGTAGTCTTTGATTTCAATAATTTTTTCCATTGTTTTCCTTTAATTTATCCATGCGAAACGGCTTTTTTAGCCATGACTGGCAAACTCGGTGCCTGTAGTGGCAATGCTGGGCCGATCTACTCGTGTACGGCCCGAGCTCTTTTAGGCTGGGCCAGTGGTGGCTATCACAACAAACGCAGCCAATGCTATGCAGTAGATTGCGAACCACCACGCGCGACCGTATCCCGATTGGGTGTTGGCTTCGTCGATTCGGTTCGATGTGTACGGGCCAAACGCCTCCTGCAGTGTTCGCGGGTGTTTGCGTGTTGTGGGATAAACCCGCGTGTTGTGTTTAGTCATTTTTTAGGTTCCTTTGTGAAAATAAATTAGTGGTTTCTTTTACAGCTCAAGCGCTGGGGGCGTCTTGTGAAAATAGGCGCTTACGCGCGAAGGAATAAGCGTCTAGTTCGTACCCTTCGACACTCGCCCACACTGTTTCATTCAGTGTTGGCGTTTTGTGTATCACGCTAATGCGGGCGCCATATATGCCGTGCATGTCGGATGAATCATCACACTCAAAGGCTATCGCCATGCGGTGCTTTGCGAGTAACGCGTACAAGTCGCGCAAAAACTCCTCGCGGTTCGGTTTTTGTTCGGTGGTCATGGTGCTTGGTCTCCTGTGATGCCGTGGGCGTCGTCTACTTGTGCTCTGGTTCGGTACTCAGCCCCCAAAGCTTTTAAAAAATCATCAAAAGATAAAGGCTGGCGTGCTTGCGCATCGACTGTTATTGCAACTTCAACCCCAAGAGCATCGCGCAAAAGCTCTAACGCCTGCTCGTGTGATATCGTTACGCCATGGGCGTCCGGCGCTCGCCAGTAGACACCCCACTTCGCGCATTTCTGTTGCAAATACTCAAACACCTCAGGCTCTTGCTCTGGCTGTGCCAATGCTTCGCGTATCTGAAATAGCAGCGCGTCTCTATCTTGCCATGATCCCCACTCATAGTCGTGAACACTCTCGATGAATTCAGCGGCATTTTTCAATGCTTCGTCTTTAGTGGTCATGGTTGAAAATCCTCTTCAATAATAAATTTAGATATCGTAGTCAGTTGCTGGCGTTTAATAAGTAGCTGGCACTTCTCCAGCTTCTCAGGCCTGGGCGTTAGCTGTAGCCGTGGTCCACCGTCAGGCTTTACTAGATAGACGTGGTAACGCTTGACTACTCGCTGTGGTTGCTTTGGGTTTGCCATTGTTATGCTTTCGGGTGTGCGAATGTTTCCCTCTCGTTTTTCAACGGGCGCATTGCGCCCAAAATCACATAATCCGCTAGGCCCGATACCGTAAAAAGTGCAGGCTTTGTGCCTTGTATCTCGCCTTCTGGCGGTGTGTCGCTTGCGAATGTGCGTAAACGGGTTATCTTTGCGCCTGTTGCCGTCTTTAAAATCTTATCAGCTTGCGTTATAAGCGCGGTGTCCAGCCGCTGGTACCCCAGTTCTGCGGCTGCGTCAACCGTCCCAACCACCTTGCGCCAGTTAGGGTATTGCGTCTGCGGGGGGAATGCGATGTTCCCGAGTCGGGCGGCCCCCCCGGACATGTCGAGCGTTACGTGAGCGCTTTTTCCTGCGGCTTTTACAGCCATTTCCACGACGTCGCGCGGGATTACTACGGTTCGCGCTGCGCCCGGTGCTGTGCGCGTCTCGTTCTCGCCAACGTACAAAATTAAGCCGTCTGTGCCAACGATGTATACGTTACCAGTTGAGGCCACGTCTACGCAAACGTTGTTATCAATTGTTCGCAGGCCCTTACTCTTGCATGCTTCGGCTGCGGCTTTTAAGCGTTTCGTGTAGATAATTAATGTGGTCATGTTAGTTCTCTCTTGGTTAGTTGCTAATGTGTGCGAGGGCTTTAATTAAATCAAGCGTGAAGAGCGTCTTAAGTCCTCGGGTGCGCACCTCATACACGCTCACCGTGACGCCGCCACACCGCTCGCGATGGGTGATTAATATAGATTCGGTCATACCGCGAAGCCTTTCGCTAGTTCAACAACGACGGATAGAGCGAGGGCTACGTAAAGCGCGACGATGTACGCTGCGCGGGGGGTGTCGATATGTGTTGTCATGATGTCTTTATCCTTTAGTTAGTTTGGCTATCCCGCGTACAAGAAACACCCGTTTCTAAACGGGCCCGCGATGTAGGTCCCCTCATCCTCCAGAGATTGACGCACCGCTTCAACCAGCACCTCTCCCTTGTCTTCCTCGGGGGTGTCTTCGTCAATCTCTACATCGTATTGTTCCGCGATGTTTTGAGTCGTGTCCTCTGTAAAGCCGCAGCAGATGCCGATCACGTCGAGCTCAATACTCTCGCCCATCTCGCCCATGCTGTCTTCCATCGCTTCTAAGTACTCGAATAGAGCGTTAAGCGCGTCGTATGAAAAATTGTCTTTTCTGCCAGCGCTTGCAAAGGCATCGTGAAAGGCTGATTTAGTGACTGTCTGGTACATGTTTGGATCTCCATATTGTTGATCGCTGCTTTATTGCTGCGATGTGGGTAGTTAAATAACTCTGCAAGTAACGAGGCCTCAGCTGCAGGGGTAGGCTTTGCGCGCACCGCTGGTGTGTGAGGTCTGGTGTGATCATTTTGTTTAGTCTCCGGTTTGGGGGGGCAGTGGGTGCGCCGCACGCAAGGGCTAAAACCTTGAATTCTCGTTTAGCACCGGCGCCGCGATGGCCTACGGCGTATTCGTTCAACTCGGTCCAGAATTTCAAGCGCTCGGCAATTCGTTCCGCTGTCGTGTAGTCGAGGTGTTCCCACTCCGACCAGCCCGATTTAGACGAGTCGTGCGCCCCGTCATAGCAAAGGCGGTAACGCATCGCTATTACATGAGTGATATTTTGTTTTCCGGTCTGGTACATGTTTGAAGCTCCTTGTGGTTTATCGCGGCTCTATTGCTGCGATGTGTGCAATGTAGCACACTGGGGTACGGTGTCAAGGCTTTTAGGTGTAAGAGTTTGTAACGCTTCTGAGGGGCATCTTTGTAGTAGAGCGCGCGAAACCGCAGACAGCGCGACACTCTCGCCCGTCTCGACGCATACGCCCGCTGCGAGTATTGCCCGGGCCCACCCGCCTCCTGCTCGGCATGTGTGCAGGTGCGCGCGTATCGCACCGGCGACGGGTGGGCCTTCGTACATGTAGCGTGTGATCGTCGTCGGGGATTCTGCCGGCGCGCTTAGTATTAGTACAGGCTCGCCAGCGCTGATCGCGGCTGCGATGTCTTCTGTGTGTGTCATTTGGTGGCCCTTAGATAGATAGCGTAGGCGTACTCTGTAGCTGTGATTATGTAATCGCCCAGCAGGTGGATTGTCTTTGCGCGCTTCGCTTCTTCTCGCGCTTTGATGTGCGAGTTGAATTCAGCATTCGTCATGCCGCCTCGACCTTCGCGTGTGTACGCTGTCCACGTGAGGGCTCTCATCTCTTCTTCGGGGATCGTGGGGGTGTCTAGTTCGGTCGATGGAGTGAGCCCGTCGAGAACGCGCTTTTCGACTTTCTCAGCGCGAGTCATTACAACGCTGTCGCAGTACGTGAGCGCTGCGAGTGTCTTGCGTACTCTTCCCGCTTGCATCGCGGGGAGCGTGGATAAATAAGCATTAAGGGGGGAAGATTGCATTTTGTTTAGTCTCCAAGTGATTATTTGGTGTACCTGGCAACACATGCGAGGGCGTTTGCGCGAGTTACCGAAGAGAAAACCCCGAGCCCGTCGACTATTACCGTGTATGTGGCAGGGTGCTTGCCGTATTTGCGTTTGCTTATCAGTGTGATGATCATTTTATTTAGTCTCCTAGGGTT